GAAAAAATGGATTTATTAGTAAAAAGGTAAAATCAGGAATAGTAATAAAAATGGGAAGACCTAAAGGGGTATATAAAGCAATTTTAGAAGACGGCCTAGAACTTTCCCCTGTTAATGCTACTTGTAGTGCAGAAGAAGATGCCCTAACTAGAATGACCTCTACATCTCTTCGTCATGGCGCAGATATTCATATGGTAGTACAACAACTGGAAAAGGTAAGGGGAGAAATGACGTGCTTAGCAAAAAGTATGGCTAGAGCACTTAAAAAGTATATACCTGACGGAACTAAAGAAGAGGGAGTATGTGAAGAATGTGAGAATAAAGGATTGATACGACAAGAGGGATGTATTACCTGTACTCAATGTGGATGGTCTAAGTGTGTATAAGAAAATCATATTTCATTTATTGTGTTGTATTATCGTCATAGTATCGTCTATTGATATATACTGGCTAAGTAAAAATAGACATTTTCATATTGATTCATACGTTGCAGAGCAAGCCGGTATCAATAAAGAACATACATCTTCTGGTGATTATGTAATAACAGAACAAAATCCAATAGGTCGCTATCTATTAGAATTAGATGGTGGCGATGTCTCTTTATTTATTTTGTTAAAAATGATAGGAACCTATATCGTTGTAGCTATACTATATACGTTTCGGCATTACAATATAAGGTATACCTATGTTGTTGCAGCATCGGTGGCAACAGCACAATTAATTTT